TTAATGTATTTCTTCGTTCTTCTCAGCTTGAACCTTAACACTCACATCAACTTGACCACCTGGCAAGTCTTTAGAATGTTTAGCTGTAAATTCTTCTTTCACTTCTGTTGTAATTGACTGCTTATCGTTATTGCTTAATATAACTGCTAACTTCTCTGATATATTTGCAGGTATTAACACGCCCATTTGAGCGCAATTTTCAACAATAGATAGTCCCTCGTTTGCAATATAGAACATAATCGTGACGATGACCAATCCACCATTCAATTGAAGTATCTGATCAATCACGTTAGCTAATACGATGATACAGAATACCATCAATTTTCTAGCAAAGCCGAATAATGACTTTCTCGACCATAAGTTTTTGTTATACACTGCTTTAGCGATACCTGTCACGATGTCTACTAGCATCAATATACATAAGAAGTGTAGTAATCTGATATCCCCTCCATATAAATAAATTTTAAGCATCTCTATATTTTCCAAATTCATTCCTCCGATTGTTATCCACATTTTTTTACCACCTCTTATAATGTTTCTTCTGTCGTTTCCTCTACCACTTCCCCATTTTCATCATACTTTGTACGTTCAACATCTTGTTTTACATAGAATGTCTTAGTTCCATTATCGAAGATACCTGCTAACATATTTTGGACTTTACAGAATTGTTTCGCCTGCTCTTCTTCCTTAAACTTAAAAGCAGTATTAGGTGTAGCACCAGACACGAAACCATTTGAATAGTTACGTGTTAAAGCACTCTCTTGTCCGTTGATGTTTCTTTCTACTAAATAAAACTCCTGAATTTTTTCTGTCATTTTGAATGACCTCCTGTTTTTATTTATAAAAAAGAAGCTACAGATTATTCTGCAACTTCTTGATTACCGTTTTTAATTTGATCTAATTCTTCTAAAGCATCGTCCAACATTGCTTGAATCATTACTTTATCAGATAACGCTATCATAAGCTGTTGTTGTAGTAATGACACTTCTTTTTCTAAATTACGTTGTGGTTTTTTATTTTGTTGATTCATTATTTTGTCCTCCCGAATTTAATTTATTAGCGTTTATATTGTATTCACTTTTTAAACTAAAATATTTTTCTTCCTCTCCAAAAGGATACTCCCTGCTTTCATAGTAAAAATAGAACTCGATATTAAGTTCATCAACAGAAAAGATGATAATACTCTCATTTTTATAGCTATCTTTTTTAGGCATACTATATATCGTTTTTATCGTTGCATCGAATTCCCCATAACCATTAAAATCAGTCTTCAAGTCAGTTAGAGATAATGAATCATCCAGGTTATTAGATATGAATATTAGGTCTGCTGATTTATATAAATATTTATTCTCCTTATGATTATCATATTGTATATTAATCTTAGCTATTAGTTTTACTTCATTGATTTCCATCTTATATCATCTCCATAATAATATTTATTTTATTCTCTAGTTTATTATTCTTTTCAATCTGTTCCTGTAACGCTTTTGCTAGTGTCCAGATCACAGAAGTGTTGTCTATTCCGTTCTTGCTTTTTGAGAGCCAAAAATCAGGAACTTTATAGCCATCACCAATAACCGAACCTCTAGTAAGGTAGTCTAGGTCATTCTTATAATAGAATTCATAAATCTCTACTTCATTAGTAAGAACTTCAGAAGCATTCACTTCCCACTTACGAATGCCTGTTTTCCATTCTTCTCTAGATTTTTGCACCCATTTATTATAGGAAATCTGGTTGAAGTCACCATCATTTGCCTTAATATTAATAAATTGGTCAGTCGTTCCGGTCCTGGTGAATCTCACTTCTCCACCTGACCCCGGCCTAATATACAAATGTGATCCTGGAATTTGACCATTGAAGTCTATCCATGGCACGTAAATACCATTCGAGCGTAGACTAGCGAATTGATCAGTAGTCCCTGTATAAGTTAATTTAACTTCATGACCACCTTTTGGTCTTAAATATAAATGTCCACCTGTAGCATGTCCATTGAAATCTACAAATGTAGTATAAGTACCACCTGCTCTTGTATTAGTATAAACATCAGTCGTTCCTATATTTGTAAATTTAACCTCACCATCTCTGGTTGGTCTCAAATACAAATGCGTACCATTTGCATAGGTATTTACATCTAAAGTATTCCCAAAGAAACCAGCAGCCCTTACGTCTTTATATCCACCGTCTAATAAACCGTCAGACATTACCCTTAATTCATCACCATCAAGCCCTATATATCCATTCGCTTTCAAAGGGAATTTAATCGCTAAAGTTCGTATTGGTCTGTAAGCATAACTTCCGATAGCACCATCGCCCGGTATGCCATTCATATCAACAACACGAGCTTCTCCTGTAGGTGCTGTACCTAAATAGACATTGCTTACAGATGTCCCTACAGCGGAAGTTGTTACTAATGTTTGCGTTAAACTAAAACGCAACGACCCGCCACTGTTAAAGCTTTGGATGCCATCTAAACCAACATCCATTCTGGCACCACTATCACGATTCATTGTGATTGATCCGTTCTCAATATTGACACTAGCCTGTTTGTCTTTAGCTTGTAATGTCCTAGCTGTAATTCCGATCGCATCAAGATAGTTAATAGTTGCTTGCTTACTGAATAACTTATCGATATAAGCATCTTTGATAGTAGTGATACCATTCTGTATGGTTAAATCTCCCTCATTCATGTCGATTACTTTACCATTTAATTTGATACCACTTGAACCTATACCAAAACTTGATATATTACCGTTCTCATCATAAGTGAATTGATGACCTGTTGAGATACTGTTGATGTATTGAGATAATGTTTGGTTCAATGTCTTACTTTCGTTGTCATAGACTTTCTTTGATACAGATTGAGCTATCTGATTACTCTCTTTCAGCACTTCAGACTTGGTTTCATCTATCTTATTAATGATGCCTTCTTTATCAGATGTGTATTCTGTACGTTGAACAGTGTCTTTAAGATAGTCTTCTTTCACTTCTTGTAATACTTTATTGATTTGTTCTGTTGTATCAATCTTGCCTATGACACGACCATTTTCATCTCGTGTTAATCCATCAGCAATTGAGACTAACTGATCCAAAGCATCGTTCCATTTTTCTTCGGTATACTGTGACTGTAACAACTTGAATCTTGCATCAATTGATAATTTAGCCTGTTCAATCACTTTATACAGTGCCTGCAACTGTTCACGATACTTTAAGAATAATGCTTGTGTATCTATCAATTTACCGATTGTTGCAGTGTCTTCATTCATACTTTCAAGATTAGTCTTGATGTTATTGAACACTGTTACCGTCTTATCAAGATTACTGTTTAATAATGTCTTTATATCCTCATCAACTAAATACTCGCTGTTCATTACTTCGTGCATTTCGTTGAGTAACTTACTATGTTGGATCGTTAAGTTGATGAATGTATTACTTAACTCACTAAATAAGGCTTTCTCTCTCGTGATACCACCAATCTGTTCAACATTATCTACAGATGCTTTTATCCATTGACCTTCCCAGTATCTTTTCAAAATAGGCACGTTAGGATTAGAGGTATCTAACCAAAATACGTCATTAACTGCATTAGTTGGTGGTGTATCGGACTTAATTATCTTTTTCTCGTAATGTTGTAACTCAGTGTCTAACGTGTCTTGTACAATCGTATTTACATTTGAAATACTGTCATTTAACTTCTGATTAAAGTTATCGAGTTTTCTTTGTAACAACTTTGTTCTTTGTTCTGCTATAGATTTCTGCACATCGTCAATAGATAATGGTTTTTCACCTATAACGACTGACTTATTATGTGGATTGGTGATATCTTCATTTGTTGATATAATTCGCATCCACTCTTTAACATCAAAAGGTTCAAAGAAAACTTCATATTGATGACCTCGTTCATACTCATCTGGATCTATACCGATATATGATAAATCAAGTAAGTTAATCTGCATTTGCTGCTTTACTAAATTCTTCTTTATATCATCAACCTTCCTTTTTGCAGCATTATATAATGTGTCTGGCGTATACTCGTCTTCAAATATCTCTATACCATTTTGAATACCATATATCTTCTGTAATTCAGGTATATCAATGTAATTCTTACCGCCGCTTCGCGAGTCTTCAACTATGGTTAATCTTTGCGACTGCCCAGCAGCACTTTCTTCTGCGGGTCCCAATGGGATTAAACGTGTCACAACATTTGTTGGATCAATAGATTTAGAGAATGATTTAATATTCTTTCCAATTCTTAAAGCAGCATCTTTCTTTGTGCCTACTGGATCTAACCAATCAATATAAGTTCCATCTGCTTCATATCTTACTAATATTTCACCACCCCAGCGCCCAATACAATCATCAACAATATGCTGCCATATCGTCTTCTCTAGATAAGTGAATGCATATTTTGTTGTATCATACTCTACAGCTTCTGATACCTGCTCTTTCATAGTAAAATTTACAGCACCAAGTTTTATCTGTTTATATGATTCAACTTGCTTATTATGTTCATTAACTAAAAATGTGATATATGATTTTGGAGTCGCACTCTCAAAAAAATTATAAGATGGATAACTGTCATGCATATAAGCAGCAGCACCTTCAACCGTATAATCAGAATTAAAAATACCGTCCTCAGCCATATGCTGAGACGGTATTAAAATTCTTCCTCGGAATACGATTTTGTTTTTTAATTCATTCTTTATTTCAACGAGTGTTAAAAATGACTCGAATTGACGACTATCATTAATAAGCTCAAATTTAAACTCATCTATCTGATCTACACTTTTATCAAGTGTTCCAGACTTCATAATATTATCATCTCTTCTATAGTCCCAAATTGTCACTTTATCCGTATTATCAAATCGTTTTAAATTCACAGTATACATTAAAGCACCGCCTTGCCGTCTAACTTACTTATCGCTTTTGGTTTAGCTTCAAAGTCTATATTTATATCTAATCGTTTATCTTTTACATTCAGTTTGCATGTACATGAATTACATTTTGCAATATAGTAATACTCTTCATCATAATCAACGGTTAGTTCTAGCCATCCGACATTATAAAGCCAGGTTTCAATTTCACGTTTCAATTGCATCATACGTTGATTGATTTCAGGTATTACAAAACCATCAATTGTGATTTTACGATTATTAAACTTTGTAGGACCATATGCATTAGTGAAATCATAATCCCCATCCATATGAGGAACTGTCTCTCTTATTTCTTTAGATTCAGGCAAAGGAAGATTGATATCCGTAATACGGATATCAAATGCAGATGAATGTTTATTATTATAAGTGAATCCTGTTGATTTTATTCTCATCGTGCTTTCCTCCTTGCATTAATCTTTGAATTAGTTGCTAACAATTTATCCATTTCTTTCGTAAGCTTGACACCATTTAAAAGGATATCAGGGTTTTTATTGACAAGTTGTTGAAGCAATTTAACTACATCGTCTTGCTTGTCATATTTTTTAGTTAAGTCTCGCAGTGTTTTTTCTAACTTCGTAATCACTACATCATTTTTCTTATCTTTATCTGACTTAATCTTGTTAAGTTGTTTCTGCAGATTATTCAGCTTGCTAGAGTTATTAACTAACTGATAACGCTTTGCAGTGTCCATGATGTATTTAGTAGATTTATCTAATGCCGTTTGCGTTTTCGGTAACTGAACTACTTTTTTCGTTGGTACTTTAAGCGTTCTGCCTGCATAAATCATATCTGACTTAAGGTTATTAGCTTTCTTAAGTTCATTTACTGTAGTGCCATATCTTTGAGCAATATGCCCCAAAGTATCTCCCCACTTGATATTATGTGTTCGCATTGTAGTTACAGTACGTGAGGTATTACTTATAGGTTTCTTCGGATTAGCTTTTACATTAGACTTAGTAATACGTTTACGCTCATTTAGATAAACGACTTTCTTTTTGTCGATTTTCTTTTGTTGATTCTTCAATGTTTGAATTTGTTTATTATTAGCATTAATATCACTGTTATATCCAAAGTTAGCTTGCTCACTAGATATTTTATTTACTTCAGCATTAATAGATTTTTGTAATGTATTAATCTGACCAATATATCCTTTGCCACCTTTTACTAATGCTGCTACACGAGGCATAGAGTTCTCGATACCACCAGCTAATAACTCTCTTAAAAGAATTGGATCTAATCCCATACTTTTAAGTTTGCGGACATTAGAAGCGTATTCTTTCATCTTACTTAATCTGTACTTCATGAATGAAACAAAGTCTCTTGATGTATGACCTTTTGCAACACCGAACCCTGCATAGTTTTGTAAGTTACTCGCTATAGAAGAACGATAATTTGTTTTTTCTTCTTGTAATGCCTTTCCTTCTTCTGTTCGTTGATTAAGTTTAGCAGTTAAACTTGATTTTTCTTTAATTAAATTTTTAAGATAATTCGTTTTTAATACTTCATTCTGCTTTAATTTTTTAAGACTAGCAATCTGCGCTTTATATGACTGTATATCATTTCTAGCATTAGCGATCGTCTTCTTGTTTGTAGATTTACTAATCTTATTATTTAAACTAGAAATCTTACCAGTGCTTGAAGTAATCATAGAATTTATCTTTTTAACAATGGTGTCTATATTCTTCTGTGCAGCTTCAAGTGATAACGAACCTAAATTCTTAGTATTATTCATTATCAAAGTTCCAAGGTTAACATCATCTTTACCAGTGACTTTATTACTTGATTTACCTCTGTTAAGAATTGACTTACCAGTATTGTAAAGAGATTGTGCTCTACTGATATATGAAGTAGATACTTTAGGCTTAGATTGTACTTTAGTCTGCTTTGATACATTTTTGCTTAAATTAGTAATAGACCCTGTTAATTTGATGATCTGACCAGGATATATTAAGTGGTTTTTAATACCGTTTAAAAGTTGCAACGCTTTAACAGTAGTACCATTCTTACGGGAGATGTCCCAAAGCGTGTCTCCCCACTTAACTCTGTGCGTTTTATTAGAAGTACCTTTCGAAAGCTTAATAGGTCCATTCACTTTATAATTAGCTTCTGCTAATAGTTGATTAGCTCTATTTCTTCTCTTTGGGTCCATTGGTATGATAGCTTCTTCATACTCTTCACCTGCAATATAACTTTCATCTTTTACGAATCCACCATTTGCAAAACGTCTTACACCACTTGGACCCCATCCACTTCTTCCTCCGGGATTATCATTTCTCCAATTTGAATTATTGAAGAATGCTAATAATTGATCATAACCACTTCTAATGTTAGTATGACCTGGTACAGCGTATGCTCTGAATGTTTGTGGAATATATTGCAATAATCCTTGAGCAGGATTACCACTTGCAGTATTTTTATCCCAAACTGCTGATGATTGAACAATATTCTGATTACCACTTGACTCTCTATTAATTTGAGCTGAAATATTTCGAACATCACCATCTGTTATTTTAACTTTCATCTGACTTGCTGCTCTTCTTATCTCGCTTGCCCAACTTTTACCCGCAGTATCTTTTCCACTAGAAACTTTTGATTTTAGGAATGCTACTGGATCCATAGTATTTCTATTCGTCAGTTCTGAAGAAGCTGGATTTTCTACTTGATAGTGCAAGTGATCACCAGTTGTCCATGCTCCTGAGTTACCAGACTTAGCAATCGCGTCGCCTTGTTTAACTGGCCCTTTTTTCAACACTTTACTTAAATGCAGAAAGTATTGAGCGATTTTACCAGATATCAGACGTGCTACAATACCACCACCGTAGTTATATTGTTGAGAAACAGTACCGCTTGTCGGCGCATGAATTGTTGTTCCTGATGGTATACCTAAGTCGATACCGTAATGTCGTCCTCCGTTAAAAGATGCAGGATATCCTGGCACTGGACTATTCGGACTATACGGTGTGGTTTTCGGCCAATTAAGAATCTCACTACCATCTACATCCCCGCCACTAAATTCTTCAAGCCATTCTTTAACTTTACTAACTAATGAATTTTTAATTGATGTAAATGCAGACTTTCCGAGATCTCCAGTTATACCCCCAACATTATCAAAAGCGCTTCCTAACTTACCTAATACTATATCTACGAGTTTACTTGGATTCTCGATATATTCGAAAACGTCTCCAGCAATCTTTCCTACCATTTTTGATGCATCTACTACAGATTCTTTTACTGTGGAACCGAACTCCATAGTATTTTCCCATCCATTTTTAATAGCAGTACCGATACTAAATCTTGGAATCAAACCTTTTTGCATTAAGCTATGCGTTTGTGTTCCGTTATAAACTTTATCACCTTTATTAAGATGTACTAATGTATCAGTTGCAGGTGTGAGTTCCATATCACCGTTAGCACGATGTATGATTTCTCTCTTAAATCCACCAGGACCATTTCCAGGCCCTCTATCTCCCACAACAGCAAGTGTTGGTTTGGCAATAGCACCATCTTTAACTGTTCCTGTTGATAGTTTTGGAATTTTACTTAATAAGTTTTTGTCCATAATCTTTGATGAAATTGAGTTAATTCCATCAATCATGCCATTAAGCCCACCGATTGCTCCATTTGCAACACTTTTACCCATGCTAGACGCTTTATCAGTGATACCCTTCTTTGAATCTGTAATAAACTTACCGATGTTACTTACCCATTTTGTTGCTCCATCGTACATAGATTCAAATTTATCTACGGCAGCTTTTTTTGTATCTTCTGCAAAGTTTGCCACATTCGTCTTAATCTCTGACCACTTTTTACCAATTGAATTCTTAGTTTCAGACATCCATTTCGAAGTGTTCTCATAAGACTTCTTGAATTGCGTATTCACATATGATGTCAAAAACGAAGCTGATAAACTTACATTTTTCTTTGTTTTTTCCCACTGAGTTAATACACGTCCAGTTTGAGAATCAATTTCTGTTCTAACACCTTTATTTTGCTTTTTAGCTTCATCTACCACACTTTTATGTTGCTTCTCTGCATTCTTCTTTGAACCTGAATACTGTCTTTCAGCGTCCTTAATAATTTTATCTGCCTGTTCTTTAGATATATTTTTTGTAATATCTCGTTGATATATCGCTTCATCTATCGTTTTATCACGTTTTTTACGTGCATTCTTAATAGATTCATCACGCTCTTTAGCTGACGCTTTAATCACTTCAGATGCAGCTTGAATAGAAAGAGTTTTCTTGTTGCTCTTTAATCTTCCTAATATAATTCTTTGCTCTTTCTCACTATTACTTAATGAAGCAACGACTTTCTGATCCATTTGTTTCTGTAAGTTAGCTATCTTATTTTCTTCAGTACGAGTTAATGCACGCTTTTCAGTTTTAGCTTTTTTGTAAATATCCATTATCTGTTTATTTATCGTTTTAGCAGCTTTAACTTCTGCCGCATTTCCAGATTGCGCTTCAATAACAATTCTTTGCTTTTCTTGATTAGAGATACCTTTAGTATCAACTAAAAGTTTTCTGAGTCCATCAGTTTCTCTTTTATGACGTTCGCCAAGTTTTTTTGTAACATCAGCATTAATCTTTGAATAAATAGAAACAACTTCTTTATATTGTTGATCACCGATTGTCTTGTGATTAATCCTAAGGTCTTCAAGTTTTTTAGAAGCTTTCATTGAAAGATCTGTATATTCTTGTAACACTTTCTTTGTTGACTTGCTGACACCTTTTCCAAAGACATCAACTGTATCTGTAGCTTTCTTTACCGAATCTCCTACTACTTTAAATGTGCTTTTAGAGATCATGCCAATAGGACTGATTTCAAATCCAAAACGCGCAAGTTTACCAGTAGAATCAGCTAACCACTTACCAGTATTTTTTACGCCATTGCCTAAGTCACCAACCCAATCAAAATCAATACTTCCAGCAACTTCTTTAAGTAACTTGCCAGTATTATCAACACCTTCTCTGAACCAGTCGACATGTTTGTATGCTAATTTAAAGGCACCATATAAAGTAGTAACAGCCGTAAGTGCTATTCCAATTGGTCCTCCTAATAAACCCAAACCGCGCGATAATAAACCACTTGATCTAGCAAATATTCCTGTCGCTTTCCCAGCGCCTTCAGCGCCTTTAGTAAATAACTTTATCGGTCCACTTAACTTACTATAAGCACCTGCAACTGCTCCAGCTCCTTTAGCCATCATTCCAAATGCAATAAGAGATGGTCCTGCGGCTGCTGCAATTCCACCTATACCTAATACAGCTTTTTTACTTCCGTCAGATAATCCATTAAACCAGTTTGATGCATCTTTGGCAGTGGCGGATAAACTTTTCAACGTATCAATAGCAACTGGTAATAAAGGTTTTCCTACTTCATTTTGAAAGTCAGCCCACGCTGTTTTCAAATTAGAGGTTTGAGTTCCTAATTGGTCTTGCTCTCTAGCTGCTTGACCCATTGCACCGGCAAGTTTGTTACCATCTTCAACCATTTTAAGTAGGGTTAATTGTTTTTGTTGTTCACTTAATTCAATAAATGATTTTCCGTATAATTCATTAGCTTTTGCATTTCTTGTTGTTTCTGTTGCCGAAATACCTAATGCTGCATCATTTTCATAGTTCCCTTTTAAGAATGACTGTAAGTTTTCTGATACTTCACCAATACTCTTGTCGTAAAAGGCTGCACTATCTGCGGCTGCTAATGTTGCTCTTGATGTTAAATCCAATGCGTCTTTAGTAGATGCACCTGTCGTCTTAGCAAATGCCGCCATTTGAGTATATGTACCGCGCAAACTGTTAGGTAATAACCCCGTTTCTTTAGAAATAGCATCTAAACTTGACTTCGCTTCTTTTTCCATGTTGCCAAATACAGTTTTAAATTGTGATTCAGCAGCACTATACTCACCAGCAACTTTAATAGATGCTGCTCCCATTCCTACAATTGGTGCTGAAACTGCCAATGACATGTTTTGGCCTATACCCATAGCTTTATCGGCTATTGCAGTCATTTTATCGCTATAAGCTTGTAACTCTTTTTGACGTTGCGCCCACGGGGATTTACTCAGTTGTTCAGCTTTTTTTAAGTCTTTTAATTCTTGGGTAACTTCACCGACTGAACGTTTTAAATTACCGAAAGTAGCCTCTTGTTTCTTTAATTCCGCATTAGCTTTAATTACTTTGGTATGCGTTTCGCCATACTCACTCGTTAATTTAGCAACTTTCTGTTTATGTGCTTCAACGATTTGGGACTGCACTTTCAATTTATCGGTCATACCTTTAACACTTACAGATAATTTTTCAATGGATCTATCTGATTGTTTGAATGTTGAAAGTGACTCTTTCCAGGTATTATCAGCGAGTTTCATTTTTGCATTTAAATTCGTTAATCCACTGACTAACTTACTATCATTAAGACCAACTTCAACAACCGATTTGCCAATAGGCTCTCCGATTACACTCATATATATCCTCCTTTCTCAAAAAAATAAACCTATTCAATACACTCACTAGAATGCATCGAATAGGCTTTCGACTTTTTTATTATTTGAAGATGAAGCATTAACTTCATCTTCTATCGCTAGATTATATTGATACATGTAGTAATGATAATCACCATTCATTATTTCTAATGGAGAAGTATTAAAATATTTAGCAATGACTGCAATATTTTTATCAAACATTCTCACAACGTCATCAAGTTCTACATCTTCAATATCATCATCGCTTAGTTCTTCTGAACTGGTACGGTACGGTTTCCCAACGCACTATGATATGCATGTAATAATGTTTCTTGATAAATACGTGCGTCTAATCCATCTTGTAACTCTTCTACAGTGAATTGATTATTAAAATATTCAACTATAAACTCTTCATAAATTCCAAGTATTTCAAGTTCTTTTTCTTCAGTGAATCGTTCCGGAATAAAGTTTCCTTCTTCATCTAATTCGTATTTACCTTTACCATCATTCTTATAAGTTAACTTACGCTCTTTATATCCTAAAGAAATTGCTTTGCGGTATACACGCCCTGGAATAACTTTAGGAGCTGTAATTGTACGCTCAGCACCTGCTGAATTAACTAATGTAATCTCCTTTAAAAAGTCCTTTTCTACTTCTTGTTCTAAATTTAATTCTTCTGTCATGTTAATTTCCTCTTTTCCTTTTATTTTGGCCAAAATAAAAGGGGAACAAGTCCCCTGATGATTTACTTCTTACGAATATATGATTTACCATTTTCATGTTTCAATAACTGTTCAATGCGTTTTTGAGTTACCTTCTTACTTGCTGGCTTCGGGTATGGATCATTAATTAAATATTCCTTTCCTTTATCTTCAGCATCATAAAAAGGAATAACTACAACATACTCTTCTTTCTTTTCATCTTTAGATGTTGTAGTTTCTGATTCATTTTTCTTAGTCGTCATAAAATATTCCTCCTATTTATTAGATAGTACGCGCTTTCCAACCCTTAGGCGTTGCTGTCACTGGTGCAGTTTTACCAAACACTTTTGTAAAAAATTCATCTAAAGAAGTATAATCATCTTTTTTGATATACTTACGGTATTCAACAATACCATCTGAAATTCTTCCAGAGAATTCTCCAGTAATTGATTGATTTCCAAATTCAATCTTGTCATCTGCAGTCTTTGCTTGATCTCCTTCAACCTGGAATACACCTCTCAATAAAGCAACACACTCAATGTCTTTGTTTTTACGTTCTTTGTAAAAGATTGCTCCAACATTTGGCGGATTCAATACGCCGCCGTGTTTCGTAACTAAACCATTTTCATCAACTTCTAAACCAGCAAGAAACGCTCTTGTTTCTAATGGAATCGCAAAAGCTTGTAAATCTACTTTTGTCTTACCTTGAGATACTGCAGATTCTTGTACTTCTCCATCTCCCCAGTTCTCAATCATATCTTCACTTGGATTTACTTTGATATCTTGTGCCCCGCGAATATGGTTAATTTCACCATACACTGGCGCCTTACCTGCTTCATCTGTCGTCAATTCTGCAAAGTGAAAACCGCTAATGTTTACTGTTGAACCTAATGTTTCTGTAATTTTTACTAATGGCATATATAAATCCTCCTATTTTTTAATAAATTTCTTCTTCTTTTAATTCGTATGCATAAAAATAACGTCTCGCATCTCTATAGAGCGTGACGTTATCTGATACCTTTTCTGTGTGTGCTTCTAAAAAGTCAACACAACTAAAGTCATTTTGCTTAAGCACTTTCTTAACATTATTACCTAAAGTTAATAAACCTGTTTTTTGCCATATATCAACTTGAAAATAATATCCTGCTGCTCTAATTTCACCATCTCCGAAAGATAAATCGGGAGCATCTAAAAGCGTTATTCTGATGTATGGCGGAGAACTTTTCAAAGTTTCAGGAATATCTACATTTCTTACATTTGCTGACGGAATCATTTTTATGATTTCGCTATTAGAAACGATTATATCCCGAATAAATTTATATGGATCATCCATTCAAACCATACTCCCTTCTCATAACAGCATTCATTGCTCTCTTTTTAGTTTCCATTGAATTTTTTACTGCATTCGTTATTTTCATTTGTGGTTTCTGATGAACTGTGCCCCATTCGACAAAATGAGCCCTATATTCAACCTTACTACCTTCTGGCCAACCAATTTTAATTATCGTTTCACCATTTCTTTGATGTGGTTTACCTATTATAAGCCTATCTCTTGCTTTACCTGTATCAACAAAGATATCTTTCTTAATAGCTTTAAACTGTACTTCTGCGCCTGCTTGAACCACTTTGTTACGTGCACCATTGATATTCATTAGCAACTTATTCAAATTAGCATTATCAAAGCCAGATGTCTTTAAGCTCATAACGTTGTACGCTTTGCAACGATATACATATATGGTAATCGTTCATCCTTATCTAATATATCAACGATTGAGTAATGTTTATCTTTGTAACGAATACTCATATCAGTTGTGATACCTTCTTTAAATCTAATCCTGAAATAGATTTGATTTTCGGTACCAACTTGAACTGCAGAATTATAATCTCTCGTTCGAATATCAACTAATTGCGCCCAGCACTTATGAAATACAGTTTCTTCACTATTATTCCATCCATCTTCTGATACATCGTTAGTAGTGATGATAGTAATTCTTTTATCTAATCTACCTACTTTTTCATTTATCTTTTTAGATGTTTTCATACTTAAACCCTCCATATTCAATAGATAAATGTATGATTAAAGCATTGAGCGAATAAGTAATTAATTCTGCTTGTCCTGTAGGCTCCCTATTCTCATACCAGTGCATCACTAACATTTTTAAAGCAAGTATAGCTTGTTGATTTTCGATAGGTTGTTCCATAACATCTTTGAAAAATCCGAAACGATAATTTGTTTTTGACAAGATGAAGAGTTTAGCCGCTTCAATTAATGAATTGAGAGTGACATCCTCTTCATCTCCGTCAATTTTGCAAAATTCTTTAACTTCTTCAAGCAATGTCACTTCCATAATTATTCACTCCTAAACAGTTTCAATTACAGCAGTATCAAGCTTACCGTATACAACAGCTGCTTTATCTACTAATTTAACGTCTTCACGTTCGATGAATCGCATATCCGTAGAGTTACGAGTGAATGCTTTGCCACCAATATTTGTTGTTAAAATAGACTGTTGCTGACGGTCAAATAACGTTACTGCTTCTTTTAGATCACCAATGATTAATGGTGCTACTGTTCCTTCAGATGGTAAGAATTTATTACCGATCACTTTCACTTCTTTACCAAAGATTTGTCGTTTACTTGGATCAGTCACAAGTGGTTGCATTAAGTAGTTACCATTCTTATCTTTCAAAGTATCTAAGAAATTAAAACCATCTTGGTTTGTAACGATAACAGAAGTTGTTAAGAATAAAGGATCTAACGTTACATTCATTGCTTTCTTAATATCATCTGTTGTTTTAAGTGTTACTGCACTTAAAGTCTTAATAACATTTAAAATAAGTGAGTTACGAGTCACTACAGATTTACGTGCACCCCAACGAGCAGCATAATCAATAACGTTTTCATCGCTATCTTGGATTAAGTCGTTCGACATCGGTAAGATACCAGCGTAGTTTTTGATGTCATACACGATACGTTCAAATTTAGGACCATCAATTTCAGGAATCTCACCCATTTCTTCAACAGCAACAAATGGAGTCATATCTCCTAACTTCTCATATAAACGTGAACCTTTAGGACGTCTTACCGGTTCTACATTAACCAAGTTTTCTAAAGACTCGAAGTTACGTTTATATTCATTAATCTTCATGCTGATGTCTTCAGGTACGATATATCCACCATCTTCATCAGTCTTTTCTACCATTGCAGCAGAAACTTCTCCAGATCGCATATAGTTAGCAAATGCTTTAAGTTCATTTTGTACTTCTTTTTTTGATTCAGAACCCGGCATAACATTGAAATCAACTACTGTATTAATATTTTTAGCTTGTTCTAAATCGTTTAAAGCATTAATTTTCGCTAAATAACTCTCTGCTTCTTCATACTTCGCTTTATAAGTTTCCATATCTCCACTGTCTACTGCTTCAGTTGCTTCATCTAAAGCTTTAGCACGTAATGCTTGTAAATCTTTTAATTTCATCTCTTTTCCTCCAATTTATATTGTTTTTTGATGTAGATTGCATAAAAAATAAGCATCGTCATAAATGACATGCAGTTGAGTAATTATTTAACGACGTAACTTGCGTCGAGATATTTAGATCACCTCGTAGCTATCGTTTGGCTAACTCAATAATTTGAGCGTATGCCTTAGCTTTTTCAGATTCTAATTCATCGTTTCTCATTAGGTTCTTAGGAACATTCTTATAACGTTCTGCAAATGATTTATCAATAGATGCAGCAACTTTAACTTCTTCTGTAATTTCATCGATAAATCCATATTTAAGTGCATCATCCGCACTTAACCATGTTTCTTCTTGCATCATCGTTCTGATATTACTTTCAGTCGTTTTACCATCTGTCTTGTTTAGATAAGTATTCACGATAGATTCATTAATCTTATCTAAGTCATCTGCAACTTTTCGTATTTCACGACTGTTCCCAATCGCAAACGTCCAAGGATCATGAATCATTAACATTGCGTTGTTTGGCATCGAAACAGTATCACCAGCCATTGCGATTACGCTTGCTATGGAGGCAGCGCATCCATCAATACGAGAAACAATATGAGCTTTATGTCTTTTAAGCATTGAATAAATCGCTTGTCCCTCAAATACGTCACCACCTGGACTGTTAATGTTTAAGTAAATCTTACTTACATCTCCAAGTTCCTTTAATTCATTGTTGAATCTTTTTGCTGAACTTTCACTAAACCATCCTTCAGACTCAATCGCACCATAAATATCAATTTCTGCTGTACTTTCGTTTAATACTTTCATCGAATAGAATTTAGTCGGCATTTTGATTATCACCTCCTTTACTATCAGATTTGCTGCCTTTAGCTTTAGATAACTGGTACTCTCGCATAATATCTAGTGGAACTAAGTTCAAGTTACCAAAATGCATGTCACCTAATTCATCTTCAAGTAAAGGCATATCTTCAAGATCTAATATGTTATTTATATTATAGGCTCCAATGCGTTGCATAGTTTCATACATCTTTGCTCTTGATTCACTGTCTCCACGTAATTCTGCTTCAAGATTGAACTTACAGTAACGATTTTCTGTTTCATCAACAATATTAAGTAATTTAACGTTACATTCTTGCTCAAAGTTTGTAACGATAGGAAGTATCGTATTAATAACGTATTGCAATGACTGTTGCTCAATGTTAGAAAATGTCGCACGATCTAACTCACCAATTTTATGCGGTGGCACTTTATAGATACCAGCAATCTGTAGCTTGTTAAATTTCATTGACTCAATGAATTGTGCATCTTTTTGAGGAATAGTTATTGTACTGAAATCAAGTCCAGCGTCCATAATTGCAACATCTTCTTCATTATTTACTTCATACCATGCTTCACGTAATTTCTTTTTGTTTTCAGGGCTAACAATTTCAGTAGTCTTTAAAATACCTCTTGGAATAGCACTCTTTTGATAAAATTTTGCCTGGTGTTTGTTTCCGCCAATATTTGTGGCCAAGTTTTCTCTAATAACTTCTATAGGTGAAAGGCCAACATGTCCATCAAAACTTAGTTCTAAAAAGTGAAGCACATCATCAGTATCAATCTTGTAATGCTTACCATTTAATGTTGTAAAATATACATATTTTGCATTATCTCTATCGTATGTTTTTGACGTCGTTAATGGGCTTAATGGTAATATCTCTGTTACTTCGCCTTTATTATTTCTTATAATTACGTTATATGCATTACCATATAACATCATGTGAAATATCATTAATCTTTTCCATACAAATGGTGTCATATTCTTATTCGGTTGCTTATTCAAGCAAATATGAACTGGATGCGTATGTTCTGTTGTTAACTTATTATTCGTTTTTTGCTTAACTGATATCGGATATTTTGCAATATCATCAGCAAGAACTTTAATACATGTATAAACTTCACTTGTTTTAATTGCTGTATCTTCAGTAATCTTTGAAGATATATCAGAATTAAACATTGTGTTGAACCAATTTTGACTACCAGTATATATTTCATTATTTACATTTAATGATTTTTTACTGCTAAATAACATTTACTCACCTCTTTCTACCTATCAAATAAGCTAGAGCAATCAGCATTACTCCAGTAATAACTAATCCATATACGATTCCAATAATAAATGCAGCAGAAACAATTAATGACATGCCTGCAATAAGCAGCATGTCATCTAAAAATAGCAATATAATTCTTAATAATTTTTCTAACATTTGTGCACCACCTAAAATGTGAATTCCTGACTAGCGATATGATCATTAATAGAAGGTCCTTCATCAACCATCGCTCTAACAAACGCGAAGATTGTAGATGCAATCGGGTCAATTCTGTCTTTTGATTTCTGTTTATCTAGCATTATATTACCCTGTGCATCTGATTTTTCAATTGCGTTAGATACAGCCCAAGTTAAAACTGGATTATTATCATGTCTTACTTTACCTTCAAAAACACACTCCCTAAAGAACGAAGTCGGCTCACTTAACACTTTCATAGTCTGAGATATTTCAACCGTCTTATAGCCTTTATATTGCATATTAGAGGAGAAGTGCGTTGCATTGTATGGGTCAAAGTCAATTTCAACTACTTTCCATCCGTTTTCCTTTGCAATTATATCTACATAGTGTTCTATATAGTTATAATCAACTACGTTTCCTGGTGTAGCCGTAAGATATCCATCTTCAACCCACATTGAATACGGTACTTTATCAGTATTTTCTCTTTCTTTTAAAGCTTCTTCCGGTAAGAATGAATGTGATCTAACATCATATGTACCGTCTGGATTAGGAAATACAAAGCTAACAGAAGTTAAGTCAATTTTCTTTGATAAATCGACACCGACATAACATTCTCTTCCTTCTAAATTATTCGGCATTTCTTGGCCACAAGCGTTCCACTTATCCATCTTCATATATCCGTTATCTTTTGCATCTACCCATATATTCATATTCTTAGTAAGATATGTCTTCATGTATGAAGGTACATCTAATGCCCGCTTCAACATTTTTCTCAGATATTCAATACCTTCATCATATGATGCTGCAATAGGATTCGCTTTAATCCAATTATGTTCATCTCTAATATCGTCGCCTTTATCAAGTTCATTAACCATCACAAAATAGTTATCATTTTCTATAGGAATATTAGGATTCAATATTTTTGATACATAATCATACTCGACTGTATAGCATGGTTTATTTAAATCACTACCAGCTGTCGTAATTATGAATAATAAGGGTTGAGAACGGGCGCCCATACCCGTAAGAATTACATCATACACTTCAGTTGTTTCATGCAAATGGTATTCATCAATAAGTCCTGCTTGAGGGTTAAATCCGTCCCCCTTTTTATTATCTTCTTTAGATAGAGAGACAATCGTCGAATTAGATTTAATGTGTTCAATTTTTCCATACTTCGTTTGGAATTTATCATTAAACTCTGAGTTTCTTATCTGCATAGACATTTCGTTAAAGATTATATTAGCTTGTTCTTTTTTTGTTGCACCGATATAAACCTCTGCCATACCTTCACCTAATGCACTTGCTTCGTATGATCCTACACAAGACAGTGTTTGAGATTTAGCATTTTTTCTTCCTACCTGCCAGTAACCTAGAGTAAATCTTCTATATCCAGTTTTATAATGTACCCAGCCATAGACATTAGAAAAGATAAAAATTTGAATTGGAGTTGGTTCAATTGGTGTACCTCTTAAAGGACCTTTCGTGTGTTTAAACTTTGTCATCCACTTTAAAAATCGCAACGCTTTTTCCTCATTAAAAACATATGGAAATTGTTGGAATCTTTCCCGTTCTAAGTCATTTAAAAAACGGAGACATGCCCACTTATGTTTTTCACAAGCAACAATTTCTCCGCTTAATACGTCATTTGAGTATTTAATTAAATAATTTCTTAATTCCATTACACATCAAACTCCTCATCTTCTCCAGCGAGTTCCGCCTTTGCTTGTGATAATGCCATCTTTGCTCGAGCAGATGGCGTAAATCCAAACTGAATTCCTAACTGTCTGACCTGATCATAGAATTGTTTCTTTCTTAATATTGCTTCTTTGTCCATAACCAATTCATAAATTGGCTCATTATCCTCTGTATAATCAACGACTACTCTTCTTGCTAAACCTGTTTCATTGATAAGCTTAGTTATCTCAACATAATTAGAGTATGCATCACAGTACATTGACAAAGCATGAACATCAAGATTATTCAATACATCAAGTTCTGACATCTGATCTACAATATACCTAAATTCTTTTTTGGCCAACTTATCCAACCAGGTAGGAGGTTTCAGTTTATCCTTTGCAGCTTTCAACGCTTCTTCAGCTTTTCGTCTTTTTTCAATTTCAGCTTTTGTCCTACGATTCTTATTCCCATGTATCAATTGTAATTCGATGGATTGCGCTTGATTTCCCATGTAATGCACCTCCTTTTTGCTATATTGAGATTTTTTTGAGCGAATTTTGTGTGCGTTTGACTGGGGCGCCGTTGTTTTGACGGTTTTTCTTAGAGATTAAAGGTGGGGGGTATGAATTAAAATTTTATTTTTTCATAGGCTTCATACTCTTCAACTTTTAAAATCTTTTTCATTTTGTTTATGTTGTCTTCTATCTGAGTAAATACATTGCTTTGAATCGTTCTGCCTGCAACTTCTACTGTATGTTCACACAAACTTCTTTGTCTGATAATGTGTACAAATTTACAGTTGATACGTTTAAGCTTATTCGATTCTGATGTACTTAAAGTTGGTTTAACTAACCATAATCGCCTGAACTTATACTTTTCTAACGTTAGGTTGTCTAATACAGTACTGACCATATCATTGACCATTTCAACAGAGTCATAGGCATTATGTGTTCTGTCATGAAGCGGTCTGTTAGATACATTTGATATTAATTCTTCTATATCTATAATGATGTCTTTTTCTTTATCACAGTTATTATCAACAAAGGTACTCTTTCCACTTCCAGGTAGACCAACAACGACTATTACATGATTCTTAGTACTTGTATTAAGGCCCTTCTTTGTCTTGGTATGCTCTTGGTTGTGACATGCACTGCACACAGTCTCTAGGTTGTTCATGTCTAGTCTCAGTGACCAGTCATCCTTAAGTTCTACTATGTGATGCACTATGTTGCCAAAGGTTGTAATGCCCTGACGCTTACATTGCTGACACAAATAGAAGTCACGTTGAAGTACAGCCGCCCTGACATCCTTCCATGGTTTAGAGTTATAGAAGCTTACCTCTTGCTGATCACTACGTTCACGGTCATAGTCCTTATACTTCTGCTTAGTTGTATCACTATGTACCTCACAGTATCTACCACTCGTAGTTCTACTGCATCCAGGATAAGCACATACACTATCAGACTTACTAACCATTGCTTCACCACCAAACAAAAAGGACACAAGCATATCGCTCGCGCCCTTGATATATTTATCTACAATATAATATTAATACATCTAAATAATAAATGTGTTCGTAAAAAGTTCGCAAAAAGTTCGCAAAAATCAAATATTAATTTAGTTAGTGAATATAATATGATTCATCAATATATGACTTATGTATATCTGAAAGTGCTCCTGCTGATTGATTTAACACATTTACAATATTAACTTTAACGTTTTGGTTTAAACCAATAAACATTTCATCTTTAAATGGATATCCTAGTTTATCGTTGTATTTAATTATAACTTTGATATATGGAGTTTTATGACTCATGATATCTGCATCTGAAAATTAGTTATACATAGCTTATATATGCATAACTCTTTATGTAACTAAAGGGTTTTAAATATAAAAAATAGACCTGATTTATATCAGATCTATTTATCACCATAAGCTCATTTCTTTATAAATTAATATTGGTTCTTCATCTTTACAATATCTATACATCATAAATTTTAAAGGTGGTTCATATCCTGTAGGCCTAAGTTTCTTTCTAATATATTTGATAAGCTTGAACTTAGCATATCGTTTACTAAATGACTTTACCCAATAAATTTCTATGCCCTCATCAACTGATGCCATTGCATAATAATATTTCCTCATAGTTATCTCCCTTTCAATATACAAATTCAAAATTAGTCATTGCTTCATCAATGCTATCTTGTGTTATTCCTATGTACTTCAATGTGATTGCTTCACTGCTATGATTAAATATCTTCTGTAGCGTTGCAACGTCTTTCGTTCCTTTGTAATAATGATATCCGAAAGTCTTACGCATCGAGTGAGTACCGATTGATTCTAGATCAAAGTAATCTGTTAATTCTCTTAATATCTTATACGCCATATCTCGACTAATCGGTTTATTAAATCCCTGTCGCGACTTTATAATAAATTCTTCAGGTGGTTTCCCTTTTATAAAATCATTGAGCGGTCCTTTTAAATTCTTATGGATTACTATCTTTCTTTGCTTACCTGTCTTTTGTTCTCTTAACCTTATTGTGTTGCCTTGCACTGATGAAACTCTTAATTGTAGAATGTCTGATATTCTTAGCCCGCAATATATCCCGATAAGGAATAGTATATAGTTACGCTCATTCTTCTCTTTTAGATGTCTCTCAATCGCTTTTATCATGTCTGGATTACGAATAGGCTCTACAAAGTTCATTACTCTGTCACCTCCGAATACTCTTCCATCCCTAAATAAAAAGCAAGTCGTATAATAGCATCATTCTTAATCTCATAGTACTTTGTCTTCCCTATACCTAATTCTGTATAAATATCAACATCTATACCTCGCTCTTCCTGTAGATACTTATTAACGATAATATACTTTTCATCAGGCTTTAGATTATCAATAGCATTGTGAAGATTATCCATTAATTGCTGTCTTTCTAACATCATTTGCTCACGCTCAATGTTCTTGGATACACTTAACTCAATCTTATTCAGATCCTTAACTGTGGTTGGTGGTTCTAAACTAAATGATTGAGTAACAGATGGATAACTTCTTACTGGCATTAGACAAAGTAATCTGTTGTATTTGTTAAATAGCTTGTATACATTCTTTCTTGTTTTGATAAAGTCCAGGTTCTTAATCTCTAATAATAAAGTCATTTAGTAACCTCCATGATTCTGATATAATATAGGTGTCGAGTATATTACCTCAGAGCCATGAAGGCTCTTTTTTATGACCGCTTCAAGTGTTTGTTATCCCTAAAAGCTACTCTAAATTTACTAACTGCTTCACCAAGTTTATTTAATGCTTTACTAGCCATGAACCTCATAGCCTTAACAATATTAAACCTAGCTTCTAATTCATTATAAGATCGTGTTACTTTATGCTTTTTCTTCTGACCTGTATAAGCCCAGTAAATCGCTCTATGTCTTCGACTCTTCATTCATATCCTCCTATTCTCTTACCTGGTAATGACCTGCAATATAGTAATTTGAATTACTATCCTTTTCTTTTCCGTTCACTTGTTTCATAGGTATGACATCCATTTGTTGGTCACATTGATGGCAATTAACTTGTGTTACTTCTGGTGTGATATAGTGATTGCTTAATGTTCCACAGCTAGGGCACAAATATCTGCATCTATAATGATTAACACCATTCTTTTCCTTGATGCCTGTCTTCCAGAACTCTGGTTCTTGTAATAATGCTTCTTTAAGGTTTATCTTGTCTCCAATAGTGAATCCATCACTCTCTTTATGTACATAATCCTTATCTTCTCTTTCAAGTTCTACTACCTTAGATACTGAAGGCTTCTCTTTTACTTTCTTTTCTGTTTTGGAGATAATTTCGTTAGCATGTATTCCCTTAATATTTGGTCCATTAAGATTAAAGATGTTCTCCATGACTGTATCTTCTGACTTTGCTGTGCTTATATTCGTACATTTTATGTTCCCACTCATATAATTAAGTACAGTATCTAATACTTTAATCGCTTTATCCTCGTTCGTAATAGGCATATCTAACTTTAGTTTTCCTGGAATATCAATTTTCATAACTTATTCTCCTTTTCGATTAATTCGTTCATCAGAAAGTTTAATTGCCATTTTCGTTTCATCTTCAAGATTTAACATCATAGTCGATATGATTAACGCATATCTAGTTTGTATATATTTTTCTTGTAAAAACGCAAGTATCACTAATGTGATTGATATTATTGCAGGTACATTAGAATGAACCATAAGATATATCCACGATAATAAAAGAAATATACTGAACAATTTATTGTTAACGATAGTGAATCTTATTTTATTTATGATGTCTTTCACAATCCCTCTCTCCTTTCGTGTTACACCTGCAATACAGTCCAATCTGAATATTTTTCTCTAAATTCTGTTAATGTTACTGATGATAAATATCCATCAATCGTTTTAAATACATACTCTCCTCGACCAACTAATGTTGGGCATTTTCCATGACACATATCAAATTCAATATATTCTTTACCACTAGCAAATCCAACGATAGTAATATTGTGAGGTTTAGCCCACTCTTTGATTCTTTTAAAATTTTCCCTAGTACCATCCCATTGCATAACTTCGTATTGTTTAAGCACTTGTGGTGGCTCTTGAATAATTAAATCTGGTTCCATCTTTCATTTCCTCCTTGTGATTTACTCTTCTGAACTTATATACTTTCCATCTCTGAATCGTCCTATTACGTCCTCACTTTTCAATGCTCTGTTCATTTTAGTTTTATAAAGTATTAATTTAAG